GGTAACCGTTATACCGCTTGAAGTCTCTACTGCTTCGTTTATTTTAAAATAAGTTGCCATTATTATTGTTTATTTATTAAGCTACTGTTAATACTCCTGAGTTGTTCCATAAAGCTCCAGTAGGTAGTCCTGCTGAAGCAGTTGGAAGGTTTGCCATAATTATTATTGAATCATCTCTAACTTCTAAGGCATCAGTTCCAGAACTATTTTCTATTAATAAGGTAGAAGTAGCATTTGTTGAGCCTTCGCCTTTAACAGTTAGTTTAGCTGTTGGACTGAAAGTGTTAATACCTAAATTAGTACCGTTGTATAATTTTAACCACGAATCGCTTAATCTTGATAAAAGTAATTGAGAGCCTACAACCGTAGAGTTGTTAGCGTCTACTACCCCATTATTGAAACCAAAAAAGAAAGATTGACCAACATTACTCTGTAACCTCACATTACCTCCGTACCCACCAAAAATATGGGCTTGGCTCGCGTTTGACCTTAAATATTTACCTATGTTAATAGAACTTGAGCTATTTACATAATGATAACCTCCTAACATAATATTACTGCTTGAAGTAATACCTGAAGCAGTAGTTGTATTGTTACCTACTACTACAGAAAAATTTAAACCTGTTAAACTGCCAAGACTATTGTTGTCACCAACGATAGTGTTATATACAGAGCCATTGTTTTTAACAGAGTTTCCTGAACCTACAATAGTTGTTCTTGAATTCAAATCTCCCGTAGTATTGAAACTGTTGCCTTGACCTAAAATGGTTAAATAGTATCCGTTATTAACACTTACTCCACTACCTATGAGCGTATTGTATTGTTTATACGCACTTGCTCCCTCTGTTATATTTTCACCTAAAGCGAAAGAACCATCTGATCTAAGGTTTAACACATCACCATTAGTAGCGTCTGTTATTGTTAAATCAAATCCCGCTAAATCGTGAGTTCTATTCCCAGTTAAGGTTAGGTCAGCTGTAGCCATATTATCAGCGGAAATAGTACCCCACTTTAAACCAGTAGCTTCAGCAGAATCAGCTAATAAAACTTCTCCGTCCGCTCCTACTCCTAATCTAGCGTCCGCAGTAGAATAGGTAAATAAATCGCCCTTAGTCGTTAAAGGAGAACCTCCACCAGCTACTAAATCTATAGTCTCTATTCCTCCGTCGTTAGTCTCTGTAATAGTTACCGAACCGTCTGAACTAATGAACTTGTCTAGTAAAAATTGAGCTTGTGCGTCGTTTTCAGACACCTTAACCTTAAAAGTACTTTGCGAACCCTCTAAAAATATTCCTAAATCTAATGCCATTAGTCTATCGTTGCTTCGTTAATTATTACGTCTCCACCCTCTTCTAATTCTTCAACACCTAAAATCTGTGTTCTAACCTCATTAATAGTCATAGTTCTACTAATCAATTCTTCACTAGCAAATAAATCAACAGGCTTTAAAGGTTTGATTTTAGTCTCTACGTTAATACCGTTTCTTTCTAGAATAGTATCAAAAGACTCCTCTATTAACTGCTGAAGTGGTTTTATAACTGTGTTTTGGTAGTATTCCATAGCGTTTTTAGTAACTGAATCATCAGACTGTAAACCTGTTGCCACTTTTAAACCTGCTAAAGCTAAAGGCGTTCTATGTGATATTACTATCTCTTCGTTAACCTTAGTATTTAACAAGGTAAACATTTCATGCGAGTCGTTTACTGGTATTGAATCTACAACAGTTTTAACGTCTGGATTAGTAGACCATGTTACTACTACTTTACCTGCGTTCTCACTTCCTGTGAACTTATTATTAATAGCCTTTTCAACCTTTCTACGCTTTTCAATGTCGCTTAAGTCTTCAAATAAATGAATATGCATAGAGCCTACCATTCCATTATCCAGGTTATTCTTGTGAAATTCAGCTATTTGATTACTAATTTCGATATAGTTTAACGCTCCTAAATAACTAGGCTCTGCGTAAAACACTTTGTTAGGGCTATAAAATTGACCTTTAAATAATTCACCTCTTTCTCTTCTTAACTCTCTATCTACTGTATCCCAAACAGCAATTGGTTTAGGTTCGTAGATCTTATCCTCTGGTTTAAACGTACTTTTCTTAGTAGCAAAAGCCCAGTCTGGACTGAACCAATACTTGTCTACGTCTCCATTTTCGTTCATCTTGCCACTTCTAATGTAGTTAAAGTCAACATTCTTTAAGTTAGCTACTAAACCACTTCTTTCGAAAAGACTTTGCCAGTAGAAACCGTTGAAGTAGGCTAAATCTGTAGATGTATTACGTAAAAAGTTTTTATCTACCCTTGACAGAAAAGACTCAGCAGCAGAAACCTGCGAGTCATCACCTATGAACTCAAAACCTCCACCATTAATAAATTTAGACTTAGTATCTAATAAAGCTCTATGAATTGAACAATTATCCGCAAGGTCCACAAGGTATTGAGGAAATAAATTGTCTTTACCATAATAAACGTATTCCTTACGCTTATTACCTCTACTTATAACGTCAGGTGTTACTGATTTAGTAGTAAGGTTGACGAAAAATATATTACTGTTATCTGTGTTTTGTTCCATTTTTTTTAAATTATATAAATTTAGAGTCTTTAAAAATTAAGCATTTTAAAAAAGCTTGTTATTAAATATGTTTTACGGTTTTATTTGTTAAATAACAGAATAAAGGGAATAAGCGTTCTAGTATAAAGCAATGATATGTGTAATATGGCTTTTTAAACACTTTTAAGCACTCCTCAGGGCTTAACTTGTCATCATTGATATATTTAACGTCTTGATTACATAAGTCTCTTAGAAGCTTGTTATCCTCCATTAAATCCATTACAGGTATTAAGTACTCCTGACAATATTCTTTAAAGGTGTGTATGTTAGCTATCCAATGGTTAGAAAATATCCCTTCCATCTTATGCGATTCATCAGATAAGTCAATATTCCATTCTAATCTTTCCGAAATTATCTTATAGATGTCTAAATAAAGTTCATGCCATTGCTGACCTTGTGTTATTAAATTTATTTTAGGATTCTTAGAAAAGAAACTATAAACGTCTGGGTTGTCTACGTCTTCACTAATAGTGTTTAAAACGTATTCACTTGATTTGTGTATTTTCTTATAGAATTTGTGAGATACTACACCGTAGTAGTCATTGTTTACATAATCGCCAGATTCGTACATTCTCCTAATTACACCAGACTCTAGGTATTTATCACTTGTAGGGTTTAGTAACGGTTCAAAGTCTTGCGTTCTATTCATGTTAAATATTCTTTGTAAGTCTTTATAGTAAATCTGTCTTACTTTAAACATATAAGGTCGCTTAAACCTTTAGAGATTAGTATATCTGCTAAACCTTGGTTAGCTTCTAAGTCTTCACTAGTAACTACTGAGTTATCTAAAATAACTTTTCTGTTTACGTTTTTGAATACCCAAACTTTTGTAGGTGTTTCTAAATCTGTGTAAACCTCTACTTCTTTTTCTTCTTTATTAAAATCTTCCATTATATATATTTTTAATACTTTTTCTAAGATACAAAAAAAGAGGGTTTTAACGCCCTCTCTTAATATTAATATTATACTTCTACTTCTTATTAGTATTCTACTTCTTATTCTACTTCTACTTTCCGAACCATTAAATTAGTTTTACTAAACAAAGTTAACCCTTTCGAACCATTAAATTTATTTTACTATTAATAGTTAACCCTTTCGAACCATTCCCAAAAAAAGCGGAAGCCTTTCGAACCATTAAAGTAAGTAACCTGCTAAAGTAGTATCTGTTGTAGCTGCGTCAGTATTAAAGAACTTTTTAACTTTACCTCTATTAACACCTGTAAACGTCAATACGTCCCCTGTGTCGTCTCCTGGTGCTGCTCCTGACCCTTTAGTCTGCTCAGACAATTCTACGCCGTCAGTCTCTCCAATAATAAACCAACTTCCATTCTTGTCTTTAACTGCAAATACTAAAGCAGTTCCAACCATATCTTCGATAGCGTTTCTTACTGTAGTAGCTCCGTCGATAGTTCTAAAAGTTAAAGAAGTGTTATAGTAATAACCTGAGTTAGCACCGATTTGTAACTCTTCTGACCATGACGCTGTATCTTTGTGTACAGTTAAAGCAAAAAGCCCTTTAGACGCTTCAAAAGTGATACCATCAAGCTCTCCGTCTACTGTGCTAGTAAGTGCTTCAATTTCTGATTTATTACCTACATAAATCTTATCCTTCTCAATACCTGGTACATTAAAGGTTTCATCGCAAGAAGGACCCGCCCAACCTGCTGTAATTAAACATTCTGCCATTTTATTATGTTTTAAAGGGAGTCCGAAGACCCCCGTTATTAAATCTTATTATTAGTAGTTATCTACTGAAACCTCAGAAGGGAAGTGTAACTGTACACCCATTGCAAATCTACCTTTAACCCTTACATTTTCCATATCTTGGTCCATGTATACCATTAAGTCTTGCTCTTCATTAGCTAAATCAACAGCTAAAACTAAGTTAGAACGTCTAGCTAAAACTAGTTTATCAGTTCCATTAAGACCTCCTACACCTTCGATAGCGATGTTTGTACCGTCCACAAATCTCTTTTCGAATCCTGCGTTGTAAACTACAGCCCCGTGAGTATCTCTGTAAGCTCTTTCGTATAACTTAACTTTGTCTTCACCCATTAAAACTACCCAGTCATTTTCTTCTTCAATTCCAGAAAAAGCGTCTACACCTAAGTTCTGGTAAAGCTCTTCAACTGCTCCGATAATGTTAGAGATTGTTAAAGCTCCTGTAGCTCCTTCGTATGCAAGGTTACCAGTTTCATCTGCGATAACTTTATCTAATCCATTCATTAAATCGTAAGAAGATACAGCGTTCGGTGCTGTTGCTTTATTACCTCTCCATAAAGTTAATTCTACAGCCTTAGCGATACCTTTAGAAAGCTCAGTTAATAAACCTGCTTCGATTGGTGCTAAACCGTCATACTCTTGACCCGCTGGCATGATTTGACGTGTAAACTTAGCTTCTAAGTCTCTAACACAATACTGAGTATTGATTTTAAAAGACTCTACGATAATTTGTCTTTGCTCAATTGTTAAATCACCTTGTGCGTTGAATCCACAAGCTGAACCGTCTTGAAACAAATCGTAATCATGCGAAAAGTCTGGTAACTTGTGCGTACCT